ATTGGAGGCTATATCGCAGGGAAAAAAGATTTAATAGCACGTTGCGGTTATAGACTTACTGCTCCAGGTATTGGTAAAGAAGCAGGTGCCTCTTTAAATTCATTACAAGAAATGTATCAAGGTTTCTTCCTAGCACCACACGTTGTAAGTCAAAGTTTAAAAGGTGCTTTATTTACTAGTCTATTATTAGAAAAATTAAATATGACAACATCACCAAAATATAATGTTAAACGTACTGATTTAATACAAACAGTGACATTTGATACAAAAGAACAGATGATATCATTTTGTCAGAGTATACAACATGCGTCACCAATTAATGCACACTTTAGTCCTGAGCCAAGCTATATGCCAGGGTACGAAGATGACGTGATAATGGCAGCAGGTACGTTTGTACAAGGATCTTCAATTGAATTATCTGCTGATGGTCCTATACGAGAACCATATGAAGCTTATGTTCAAGGTGGATTAACATATGAACATGTTAAACTAGCAGTCACACGAGCAGTCAAACAATTAAAAGAACAAGGGCTTGTGTAACATTGAGATAATCTCGGAGTAATTTAAAACTTCGAGATTTTTCTTATTTTATCAGAAAATTTTAAATTTATTTTTCGGAATATAGGGTATTTGGTTAAAAAGAGATACTTTTAGGGTTGGAAAATGCAATAAAATCAGTATTTTGAGAGCATATGTCAGAAAACCTAACATATTTTTGTAATATGAGCTAAACTATGCTAAATTAAGTACAAGTTCAAAAGTGGAGGAGAGGTTATTGATGTCTAATGATTCAATCAGACGAAATATGGCCGTATTCTCCATGAGTGTTGTTAGTCAATTAACGGAATTAAGTCCAAGACAAATTCGTTACTATGAAACACATGAACTAGTTATGCCGGCAAGAACTGAAGGAAATAAGAGATTATTTTCGCTGAATGATTTGGAAAGATTATTAGAAATTAAATCTTTAATTGAAAAAGGATTTAATATTAAAGGTATTAAACAAATTATTCATAATCAACAAAATCACTTAACATCAGACGAACAAGAAACTAGAAAAAGAATGATTGTAGATGCAACTCAAAAACCACATGGCGAAACTTTGCCAATAAATCGAGGAGATTTATCCCGATTTATAAAATAAAATTTGGAGGATTTTAAGTATGCCTAAACGTAGTTTTACAAAAGATGATATTCGTAAGTTTGCTGAAGAAGAGAACGTAAGATATTTAAGATTACAATTCACAGATATATTAGGAACAATTAAAAATGTTGAAGTACCAGTAAGCCAATTAGAGAAAGTATTAGATAACGAAATGATGTTCGATGGATCATCTATCGAAGGTTTCGTACGTATCGAAGAATCTGACATGTACTTACAACCTGACTTAGATACATGGGTAATCTTCCCATGGACAGCTGGTCAAGGTAAAGTTGCACGTTTAATCTGTGACGTATACAAAACAGATGGTACACCATTTGAAGGTGACCCACGTAATAACTTAAAACGTGTATTGAGAGAAATGGAAGATTTAGGTTACACAGATTTCAACTTAGGACCTGAACCAGAATTCTTCTTATTCAAATTAGATGAAAAAGGCGAACCAACATTAGAATTAAATGATGATGGTGGTTACTTCGACTTAGCACCAACAGACTTAGGTGAAAACTGTCGTCGTGATATCGTTCTTGAATTAGAGGACATGGGCTTTGATATCGAAGCAAGTCACCATGAGGTTGCACCTGGACAACATGAAATTGACTTTAAATATGCAGATGCGATAACAGCATGTGATAATATCCAAACATTTAAATTAGTTGTTAAAACAATCGCTCGTAAACATAACTTACATGCGACATTTATGCCAAAACCATTATTCGGTGTAAACGGAAGCGGAATGCACTTTAACGTATCATTATTCAAAGGTAAAGAAAATGCATTCTATGATCCAAATGGCGAAATGGAATTAACAGATACAGCTTACCAATTTACAGCTGGTATTCTTAAAAATGCACGTGGATTCACTGCAGTTTGTAACCCATTAGTAAACTCATACAAACGTTTAGTTCCAGGTTACGAAGCACCATGTTACATTGCATGGAGTGGTAAAAACCGTTCACCATTAGTACGTGTACCATCTTCAAGAGGTTTATCTACTCGTGTTGAAGTACGTTCAGTAGACCCAGCAGCTAACCCATACATGGCATTAGCAGCAATCTTAGAAGCTGGACTAGACGGTATTAAAAACAAATTAGAAGTTCCTAAACCAGTAAACCAAAATATTTACGAAATGAATCGCGAAGAACGTGAAGCTGTAGGTATTGAAGACTTACCTTCAACACTATACACTGCGTTAAAAGCTATGCGTGAAAATCCAACAATCAAAAAAGCTTTAGGTAATCATATCTATAACCAATTCCTTAATTCAAAATCAATTGAATGGGATTACTATAGAACCCAAGTATCTGAATGGGAAAGAGATCAGTACATGAAACAATACTAAAGCGCTAAACAATATTGGGGAATATTGTTATATCAAGGGCTAGAGCATTTTTGCTTTAGCTCTTTTTTAATTAAAACTGGGAAACTAATATAAGAAATTTAACGATAAAATTGATAACTGGGCAACTTTTGGACAACTACAATGTAAAGGATTAATTTTGCTATAACTCAAACAGTTATTTATCTTTAAAATATGGAAATATTTTGAAGTGAAAGGTAGATTTTGGGAAGTATCATTTTTATGCAGTTCTACAAAAGGAAATTAATGTAAGTCATACATTATAAAGAACTTTGAAAAAATTTAATTTATAGTGTGGCTTTTCACATAAGAGTTACTTAATTTTTAAATGAAATATACAAATCATTTTAATAAATAGATAGCGGAGACTTAATTGTGTTATCAGTAAGAGATAAATAAGGAGTATATAAAGAGCGTACAATATAATTTTCATTAAATTAAAAAGTATAATAAAACTTTATTGCTGAATTAGTATGTAGTAAAATTATATTAGTAAGAAATAGAGATGACTTACAACGCTATTGTGTTAGGGGGTGAAAAGCCTTGACCGATATCATAATAAAACTCCTAGAATATCCAGTGTGGGTAGCACTGATTACTCCAGGAGTAATAAAAGAGCTTAGACTATGGCATCTCGGTTACTTGGATCGGAAGCCTAAAATATAAGCTTAATGATTATCGGAGCCATAAGGCTCCTCCTTACACAATTATATTATAATATTTTTCAGAGGTTTTCAATTGTGACAATTCAAATTTATTTATCTTTATGTACTTTATGCTTTCTATTATTGCTTTTTGTTGGCAGAAAGATCCATTTTTATTATCTTGATAAAAAGAATGGAAGTAGATAAAATGGTGTATTAAAAAATAATGTAAATACTAATAAATAGTGAAATATCTGGTTATTAAATTCATAAAATTATTGTTATATTAAAATGGTGTATATTTGATTGAGGAAAGTGAAAGCACTATTTAATGTGTATATATTTGAAATGCCGAATAGAGTTTATAAGTATCAAAAGTATTAGAAAAATTTTTAAAATAAATAGAAAGGGAGACGAATAATAGCGTTTGTATTTAGGTGAAGATTGTGAAAGTAACTGTAAAAGTACGAAAAACTACAAAAAAAGAAAAATTAGATTTCTTAGTTGGATCACTTGTGGTTGTTAGTATCATTCTATTAATTAAATATCTAAACTAAAGATTTAACTAGACGTGTCATCCGATGATGCGTCTTTTTTAATTTCCAAATATTGGCTAGAACGTGCTAAAAACGTTATGGACGCTGAATCTTTAGTCGATGCACAAGCAATCATTGAAATTGAACGTATCATTCTATTGATGTATGCCGAAATTACAAAAGAATTATTAGCCTTTTATGCAAAATATGCTAAAGATACTGGATTAAGTATTCAAGAAGTTAAGAAAATGGCTGATAGCTTTGATGTATTAGCGTTTAGTAACAAAGCGAAACAATTTGTTGAGCGTAAAGACTTTAGTGATGAGGCAAATCAATCGCTCAAACAATACAACTTAACGATGAAAGTTTCTAGAGAAAAACTATTAAAGCAGCAGCTAGATTTGATTGTGAAAGATTCTAGTTTAGATCTTCAAAATAAAATTGAAGATAAGTTAAGTGACGCAGTTAATAGAGAAGTAAAGAGACAAGCACATATTCTAGGTGAACATGTTCAAATTGATGACACTGAAGTGAAAGCAGTCGTGAATAGTAATTTTAAAGGTGTCAAATGGTCAACGAGATTATGGAATGATATGGAACTTGTTCAAAAGGAAGTTGAACGAGTAACAAGTCATGTCGTCATTCGAGGTCGACATCCAAATGAATTTGTTACTGAATTTAAAAAGCAATTCAATACTACTTCTTATAATGCCAGTAGATTGTTAGTCACTGAATCAGCACGGGTACAATCTGAATCACAGAAGATAGCATATCTTAAAGATTTAGGTGAAGAAGGTGAATACGATTATGTAGCTAAATTAGATGGGAAAACATCTAAAGTATGTCACTCATTAAATGGTAAAACATTTAAAGTTAAAGATATGGTTCCTGGTGTGAATGCCCCTCCAATGCATCCATGGTGTAGAAGTACTACTATACCAAAAGTAGGTAACTGGAGAGAGAAATTCTTTAAAGAACGTAAAGGTAAGTATCAAGTAGAAGACAAAGTATCTGAAAGAGAAAAATTACAAGAAAAAGCTAAAAAAGAAATGCTTGAAATGATAAGTAATGGTAAAATAAAAGTAGAACTAAATCCAGAGAAACAAAATAGACATTTGTTAGGTCATAAATTATATGATGAATATAAGTTAAAAAATTTGCGGAACAGGAATTTAATACCAAGTTATATAATTTTAAAAAATGATGAATTAAATGAATTGATACTGCAAAAATTTGGTAGTGGAAAATTAGTAACTAATAGGCAAGGTAAATGGAAAAATAAAGAAATAATTGATTTTGGCAAAATTATAGGGAAAGATTATATTGATGGAAAATTTATAAATACTCAATGTGGCACAGTACATTATTCAAAAACTGGGAGCCACATTATTCCAAATGGAAAGGAAGATAAAAATTGAAATTGTGGACATATATTGGTAAAAAAGTAGTGATAGATTTTACTGATGGACAACGACTTATGGGAAAAGTTACTAATTTTGATGACCACTTAGACAATGAAAGTGGCGAGAATTCTATCCACTTAGCAGTGGGTGATTTATTATATGATATTGATGAATCCGAGATTGAAGATATAAATATAATTTCTGCATAGCACCCTTTCTGCACAAATAAAGAGAAAGTGGTGCTATTTTTATACTCTTTTTTAACCTTCCAATGTGAAGGTTATTTTTTATTGTCCAAAACGTGCTGATGACATTTTAGTATCCAATTAACTTTAGAAATTGTAATTGAATACCACAACTAAAAAAATAACTATTGTAGTTATTATATATTTATAATATAATATTTTTATAAAATTTCAGTATTCAAAGGTGTTTAAATAGTTTTTACATAACTAGATGGAAATATAATAATGAAAGAATTACGTGAAATTTTGGACAACGAAATTAAGATAGATAAAAAAAGAGAAAGAAAAAGAACAATGATTTTCAAAACAAAATTCAAAATGAGCTGATTATATGAAGAAGCCTATATTAAGGTTAGATGGTGAGATGACAAAAGAAGAACTATTTGATTTTTTAAATATAGATATCGAAGAATATTCGGTCGAAAAGAAACAAGAAAACGAAATGAAAGAATTGACTGATGAAGACTCAATTAAAACTATAGATGAATGAGTAATTTTTAAAATTAATAGTAGGTTAATAGGTAATGTTATTAGTTTTGTTGATCAGAGGTGAAAGTGATTGCTAACTTTAAAAATTAAAGAAATAAATGATAAAAGTGTTACATATAAATATTATCCAAATGATGATGAAAATATTAAACCTGGTGTTATTCAAATGGATATAGATAGTCTTCAAATTCTCAATGCCAAAAAATCTGGTATTGAGAATAATACAATAGATAATTATTTCATACATGCAATTGATAGAATACACACGAATACTAATAAGCGATTATTTCCTGATTCTGAACTTGTAGCATGGGGATAAAACACTTATACAGTGATTTAGCTTATTTTTTAATTATTTAAAGGAGTAAAAATTATGGTAGAATTATACAAAGTCAAAGAAAGTGACAATCAAATTGAATATAAATATTTGCCTGAAAATAAAATAAGCAATGGATATGGCCAAGTAATAGTAAATAAAAATAATAATAGAGTTGATAGTTATACTTTGTCGAAATTAGAAATAGATAATGATATTTTGATATATAGAAATCATGTGTATCATGCTATTAAAAAATTTAATATGAATGGTTATTTTCCAGAAAAATATACTGTTGCTTGGTATTAAAATATATATGTGGGTGATATAAATGGTAATACTACAATTAGATGGTAATATACCTATAGAGGATTTAATAGAAGACTTGCAAGAGGATTTGAAAAAATTAAATGAAGAAAATGAATAGTAACAACAATCAGAATTAAGATATGATTTATATTCTTATAAAAATGTAGGTGAGAATATTGCATATAAGAGATGCTTATGGTCATAATGTAAAGGTAATTTTAACAAATGGAGATGAATTAAAAGGTAGAGTAATTGATTATGAAAACCCATTAGAAACAGACACTGGCAATTATGATATGGATCTTAAGACAGATTTGTGTACATACTCTATTGATGAATCCGATATAAAACAAATTGAAATTATAGAAAAGTAAATTTTATTAGGAAGTGGTTATTATGCATTTTGCACAGTTAGATGGTGAAATAACCAATAAACAGTCGCAAGAATTATTGGAAAAAGAATATAAGAAAGCGATAGAATTAGAAAAACAAAAAATCAAAAGATTAGTAGCATCCTTTCTGCACAGATAAAGAAAAGTGATGCTATTTTTATACTCTTTTATAACCTTCCAATATGAAGATTATTTTTTATTGTCCAAAACGTGCTGATGCTGTTATAAAAGCAAGTATGGAATACAAAGTCGACAGACTATAAATAAAGGTATATCTCATGGAGAATAATCAAAGTAATATTACTGAAGAACCTAAGAATAATGAAAAATTAGTAAATAGTGATGAACAATCATAACAAACGGAGAAAACATTTTTTCCAAAAAAAGTATCATAAATGATTAAAGACCATTTTGTTAAGGAAAGCTTTTATTGTATATAATTATTTTTTATAATATAATTATTTTATAAAAAGAATTGAGAGTGAAAATTATGGCTAAAATGCAATTAGATGGTTATATTTCAGTAGAAGATTTCTTTAATGATGTTGAAGAAGCATTAAAGAAATTAAAAGAAGAAGAAAAAGAAATAACTAATAATAATAAACAAGAAAAAGGTAATCCAAAGCAAGAAAAAAAGTAAATTGATAAATTAGTATAACTTCATGAATATAGAGAATATATTAGAAGACAAGGAGATTTCAGGTGATTAGGTTAAGAAAACTTAAAGAAGATGATCAAGTTATAGTATACGAATATATTCCAGAGGATGAAATAGAAAATGGGAAAGGTACAATAACATTTAATAAAAATAATATTGAAGTTTTAGAATTTTCATTATCTGAAATTGAAAAAGGTAAATGTCTTATGCTATATCGTGATAAAGCGGTTTCTATTGTAAGAAGATTTATTGAAAATCAAGAATATCCAGACAAATATTTACTTGCTTGGTATTAATTTTATTATTTTAAATAAAATTTTATAGAAATGCTTATATTATAATGGTTGTATATCAATTAGATGCATAATCGAACAAAAAAATTATTAAAACTTTAGTGTAAAAGGGGGATTAAACTTGAAAATACTAACATTAGATGGAGATTATACCGTTGAAGAGATTATTGAATATTTGGATAAAAATATTAATGAAGAAGAAAAAGAAAACGTTCAATTAAATTCTCAAGAAAAATAATACCATTATGCTTCCAAGTTAATTCAAAGTAATTTTAAAGTCTTATGTAATTATATAAATTAAATGAGGTAAGATAATATTAAGTCTACATAAACCATTGGAAAATAAAAGTTTAAAAGAAGTTAATTTTATCAAATAGTAGCTATTAAAAATAAAAACTTTTTGTATAGATAAAAAAAGTTTTCCATATATTAAGGATGGGTTATTGTAGTTCTAAATATCATGAAGGAAGGTTGAAATACTGAAAATTAAAGATGTATATCGTAAAGATGTTATTGTCACACTAAAAAATAATGAAAAATTAAAAGGATTTGTTATTGATTATGAAACTCCTTTAGAAAGCGAAAGTGGAAATTATTGCATGGATTTAGAAACAGATTTAGGCTATTATTCTATTGATGAATCGGATATAAAACAAATTGAAATTATAGAAAAGTAAATTATATTAGGTAGGTGGTATAATGCTTCCTTTACAATTGGATGGTAATATCCCTGTACAAGATTTAATTGATGACTTATCAAATGATTTAAAAAAACAACCTAACCAATTTGAACAAAAAGATAAATAGCATCCTTTCTGCACAGATTGTACTGAACCCCAAAAGTTGTACTCTGGTTTAGTATACTATTTTAAAGGTTTGTTTCCTATATTGCTTAGGAGACAAGCCTTTTAATTTTGCTTTAATTCTTGTATTGTTATAAAAACTGATATAT